CGCACAGTGTGCACCCCTTCCGGGCAGGATGCGGTCCGTTTCGGCATGATTGCCGGGACGGGCCGTTTTTTTCGCCGGTTCGTTCCTCCAGGCCGTGCCGCCGTTAATGGCCCGCGGCGGTACGGCCCAATCCTGGCTCTGCTGCTGTTTGTAAGCCGGCAGAGCTCTGACAAACGACTCCCGAACATGAGAGGGATCCATGAAATGTTCTTTTTCTGACGCCTATCTGGCGTTGCTGCGAGAGTTTGAAGGCCTTTTTCTGCGGCCCTACCTTTGTCCGGCAGGTTATTGCACTATCGGATACGGAAGCAATCTTGAGGCGCACCCGCGTTTCATCCCATTTGAGGACATACGTGGACGCGTCCAGCGCGGTGGGCTGCGTGGGGCGAGTCTGCTGCGGGTCCTGCGCGATCGCGGCATGACGTGGACCAGGGAGCAGGCTGAGGAGGCCATGCTGTGGGAGTTGCAGGCGACAAATGCTGACCTGCTGCAACGCTGTCCGGTGTATGCCACTCTGCGAAACGGTGGTGATAACGTGAGGGCCGATGCCCTGCTGGACATGGCCTACAACATGGGCGTGGGCCGCGCCCGGGACAAGGCGCGGGGCATTAAGGGGAGCGGCCTGCTTGGCTTTTATACGACCCTGCCCATGATCGGGCGCGGGGAATACGTCCGCGCCGCTGAAAACCTCAGGAGTTCTGTCTGGTATCACCAGACAGGACGACGCGCCCGCGCCATCTGTTCCATGATAGCCACGGGACGATACCCGGAGCGGCTGCGATGAGCCTTGGCATACTCGACAGCCTGCGCTGTTTGGACGGTGGCTGGTCGTGCCAGCGTATCGTGACCATGTGCGTCTGCATAGTGGTGCTGGGAATGTGGGTATGGGGCTGCTTCTGGGAGGGGCACTTCATCCATCTCGGCTGGGAGGAAGTCACACTGCTCGTAGGCAGCCAGACAGCCAAGGCCGGGCAAATGTTTTTTGAGCGCAACATCAGCACCGGCCCGGAGAACGCATGAAAACCGCTGTTATTCTGCTTGTGGCCGTCATCATCTGTGGCAGTACTTTCGCAGTGCAGTATATACGCCTGCAAAAATCAGAGGCCATGTGCTCTGCGCTGAAAACCGATCTCAAAGCATGGCAGGAGGCAGCGGGCCGCTGGCAGCTTCTTGCCGAACAGGCCCAAAAGGGCGAAGCCGCCCTTGAGGCGCAGGCGCAGTCCTGCCTGGACAGAGAGGCGGCAGCGCGTGCGGACGCAGACGCATGGAAATCCCTGCTTGACGGGGCGACCCTGCGCGCCATGACCCCGAAAGAAGAAAAAGGAGTGCCGGACAATGCGATGCGCCGTGCCCTTTCTGATGCTCTTGATCGCCCTTTGTAGTGGCTGCGCCAAACCTGCTCCAGACCCGCCCCCAGCGCCAGCTGTCGTGTCTGTGGCGCGGTGTGCCCGTCCCCCAAAGCCAGAGCTGCCCCCTATAAAAGGGGTGTTCCTTGAAAGCCGGGAGGGCTACACTCTGCTACGTGTCCGCGATGCCCGCATCCGGGCGTATGTGGCCGGGCTTGAAGACGCCCTGAACTGTTATGAGGCGCAGCTCCCCGGAGACAAAGAATGATAGATTCGACGCAACTTGAAGCCCTTGTCACAGCGGCTCAGAGCATCGCCGCCGTGCTGACACAGCTTGGCGTGCCGGGATTACTCACACTGGCACTTTCCGGACCGGCGCTTGTCATCATCGCCATGTTATTTTTTGAACATCTGCGCACGAAGCGCTCGGATGAGATAATGCAGGCGCACAGTGCGGAGACCGCCCGCATTCTGTCGTCGTACAGGGATGATTCCCTGAAAATGATCAGGGAGCTGGGCGATAACCAAAGCGTGACGGATAAATACTACCGCGACAACGTAGAACTGGTGAAGAATTACGAGCGTATGGCCAAGGATTTGTCCGATGTCATCACCAACTGCATCGGAGCGTTACAACGCATGGCCGTCCTGACGGAAAACAACATGCAATGTCCCATGGCCCGTGAAGCCGCCAGAGGAAGAATGTAGGAGCTGATATGAGCGAGCGCATGGATTTTAAGCTGCAAAGAATGAGCCTGCGCGAAAAGCGTGCACGTCTGGAAGCAAAAACGAGGGAAAACCTCGTGAAACTGCGGAAAATTCTGAATCCCGCCATTCCCCTGTCCGAAATACAGGAGCTGGACGCCATAGACGGTATGGCCGTGCTGGCCCAGCAGATCATGGAAATCCGCGATATAGAAAAACGTATCGAAATACTGAACGCCGAATTGGAGGACTAGCCGTGGGCTGGGAGCATGAGCCAGACACCGTGTGGCGGGCTCAGGAGTTGTATTGCGAGGAGCGTCTTTCCTATGCCCGGGTGGCGGAGCTGACGGGCGTGTCAGCCACCACGCTCAAAGCCTGGGGGCAGAAATTCCAGTGGGCCAGGCGGCGGGAACAGCTGGCACAGGCAGAAAGCGAGATTCGTTTCAACACCATCATGGGCCGCAAAGCTATCCTGGAACGCCTTCTGGAAGCGGGGGATGGCAAAGAGGCTGCGCAGGCTGCGTTTGCCGTGGCCTCTCTTGAGAATCTGGCCCTGAAACGGGCGGAGCTGGCCGCCTCCGGCAAGATTCCGTCCTATGCCGAACCTGAGGCCCGGCCTGTAATTTCCACGAGGGCCGATGCCGTGGCTGCGCTGAAACAGGCAGTCGAGGGCAAGCTGGGTATGGCCCTCGCCGATCCCTCCAAAATCACGGCGGCGACCGTGCAGGACATCAAGCGCTGTCTTGATTTGCTGGGCGAACTGGAGGCCGGACTGCCCAGGGATGATGCCGGCGAGCAGGAGCGCAGGCGCGGCCTTTCCAGCGACATGGCACAGCATATCTGCAAGGCTATCGGCATAGTGGAGGGAGGCGCGTAATGGGGGGTGCGGCGGACATATTTCTGCCTTATCAGCGCAGTTGGATGGCGGACACGGCCCGGGTGCGCGTGTGGGAGAAATCGCGCCGCATCGGCGCATCGTACTGCGAAGCGTTCCTTTCCGTGCTGGAGGCCTCCAAGAGCCGCGAAGCAGGCGGGCAGGACACTTTCTACCTGTCGTACAACAAGGAAATGACGCAGACATTCATCCGCGACTGCGCGTTCTGGGCCAAGGCTCTCGACGTGCTGGCCCACGACATGGAGGAGCTTGTGCTGCGCGACGCTGACCGGGATATCACGGTGTACCGCATCCGCTTTGCCTCCGGCTTCAGCGTGTGGGGCCTGCCCTCCGAGGCCCGTTCCCTGAGGTCCAAGCAGGGGCGCGTCATTATTGACGAAGCTGCCTTTGTGGACGACCTGGACGAACTGATGAAGGCGGCCTTCGCGTTGCTCATGTGGGGCGGCAGCGTATCTATCCTTTCCACGCATAACGGGGAAAACAACCCCTTTAATGAGCTTGTTAACGATATCCGTGCCGGGCGGCTGGCCTACAGCCTGCACCGCACCACGCTTGATGACGCCATAGCCGACGGCCTGTTCAGGACTATCTGCAAGCGTGCGCATCCGCCCCGCGAATGGACGAGGGAGGCGGAGGATGCATGGCGGGCGGGTATCATTGAGGACTACGGAGACGGCGCGGATGAAGAGCTTTTTTGTATTCCCCGGCGCTCGGCGGGAGCGTACCTGACCACAACGATGCTTGAAGCGTGCATGGACGCAGCCCTCCCCGTGGTGACATGGATTGCCCCGGCGGAGGATTTTGTGGACTGGCCGCTGGACGTGGCCGAAACCTATACCAGGGGCTGGATCGCGGATAACCTAGCTCCCCTTATGGGGGAACTTCCCGGCGACTGCGCCCATTTCATGGGCGTGGACTTCGGCCGGTCCGGCGACCTTTCCGTGTTCTGGCCCGCAACGGAGCAGCGCGATCTGCGGCTGACCCCTCCCTTCGTGCTGGAACTGCGGGACTGCCCGCACCGGACGCAGCAACAGATATTATTCGCCGTCATCGGCTCCCTGCCGCGATTCTCCGGCGTGTCTCTTGACGCACGGGGCAACGGTTCCGCGCTGGCCGAGGCGGCCCGCCAGCAGTACGGGCCGGAACGGGCGCGGGAGGTGATGATTTCCGAGGCGTGGTACAGGGAGACAATGCCGCTGCTCAAAAGCGGCATTGAGGATAAAACGCTGGTGCTGCCCAGGGATGCGGGTGTACTTTCTGACTTCCGCAGCCTGCGTGTGGTGCGCGGTGTTGCCCGCGTGCCGGAGCAGCGTACCAGGGACAGGACAGGCGGCAGGCACGGAGATTCCGTGGTAGCCTGCGCCATGATGCTGGACGCGCGCAGGGAGCTGGGAAGTGTAGAACCCTGGGAGTATGTGGGGGTAAGAATGCCCGGATTAGATTTGAGTGGCTGGTGAGCAGACAGAAAACCTTCGCATGGAACGCGCCCTTTCAGGGTAAGGCCTCCGTTTTTTTGCCACAAAGGCAGGGAAACGGAGGTTTTTACATGGCAGATGGGCTTTTTATGCCGGACGGCACATTTGAGCCGTTCAGCAGCGCGGAACTTTCCACGGAACTGGCAACGCGACAAAATGCGGGCGTATGTTTCGGGGAATTGGAGGGCTGGCTGAGCACCTTGCCGGACCCGGACCCGGTGCTGCGCAGGCGCGGGGACGACGCCAGGGTGCTGCAGGAGCTCTCAGCGGATGACCAGGTGACGACAGCGATGCTTTCCCGGAAGAACCGTGTGCTGAACTGTCCCCATCTTACTTTCCGGGCCGGAGCGCCGGAAGGTGCAACACCCTCGCCGGAAGCGGAAGAACTGCACCGGCGTTTCATGCAGGACCTTGAGCGCACCAACCTGCGTACTGTGGTCAGCGGGATGCTTGACGCGCCTTTTTACGGCTTCACTCCGCTGGAACTTATTTGGCGTTTTGACGGGGACTGGTGGCATATCGTTGACATCGTACCGAAGCCCTATCACTGGTTCCGTTTCGACAGCCGAAACCAGCCTGTGTTCGTTGGAGAATACGGCCTGTTCTGCGCAGATCCACGCCCGCTGCCCGCGGGAAAGTTCGTATTAGTCACGCACCATGCCACCTACGACAATCCTTATGGCTTACGGCTATTGAGTCGATGCCTGTGGCCGGTGAGTTTTAAGCGCGGCGGACTGTCTTTCTATGCGCGTTTTGTGGAGCGCCATGGTATGCCCTGGGTAGTCGGTGAAGCTCCGGCCAGGGCCACGGCGCTGGAGAAGCAGGACATGGCACGGGGGCTTTCGCGCATGGTGCAGGATGCCGTAGCCGTGATCCCCTATGGCGCCAACGTTAAGCTGGAAGGGGCCGGGCAGACGCAGGGGCAGCTCCACGAGCAGTTCCTCGCCCGCCAGGACAGGGCTATCTCCAAGGTTCTCATGGGCCAGACCCTGACTGTGGAAATGGAAGGCAAGAACTCTCAGGCAGCGGCGCAGACGCACGCTGACGTGGCCAATGATCTGGCTGATGCCGACAAGGCCATGGTCACGGACGCGTGGAACGAGATCACCTGGCTTTATGCCCAGGTCAACGCCGGGCCGGGAGTTTTTGCGCCGCTGGCAGAATATGACGACCCGGAAGATTTGAACGTACAGGCGGATCTTGGCAGGAAAATACGGGAAATGGGCGCGAAGTTTACGCGGGAATACTTCACTGGGCGCTTCGGGCTCAAGCCGGAAGAGTTCACGCTGGAGGATGAGACCACGACGCCGGAAGGCGCGACAGCCGCAGGTGCGGATTTCTCGGCTCCATCTGGCTGGGAAAAGACTACTGCAGAAAAGGCTCAGGGCAATCTTGACGTGGCTATCGTGAAAATGCTGCCCGGAGCACTCAAAGCCAGTGCAGAATTTGTCACGCAAATTGAGAACGAGATACGGTCCGCCAAAAGCTATGAAGATCTGGAGGAAGGTCTGGCTGCGCTTCTTTCCCCGGCCATGGCCCCGGACGTGCTGGAGAGTTTTCTTGCCCGCGCCATGACTGCGGCTGCCGGGTTTGGCGCAGCTGCGGTTCAGGCGGAGGAAGAAGAAGATGGCTAAGAAAAAGCCTGGATTCGACCTGCCGGACCCGGAAATTATAGCAGAAGGTGTTACGCCGGACGCGGCGCTGGAGTTCTGGAAATGGCGTGCCAAGCTCACGGACGAGGAAGCAAAAGCGCTGGGCGAAGGGGCTAAACAACGGGCGTTCTACGTCACTGGTCTGGCCCGGCGCGACCTTGTGCAGCTTGTGAGCGACGGAATAGAAGAAGCCCTGAAGAACGGGGAGACGCTGGCGGACTTCAAAAAAAGGATTGTGGCTGCTATACAGGCTCAGGGCTGGCATGATTACCGGGTGGAGAACATTTTCCGCACCAACATGCAGACGGCCTACAGCGCCGGGCGGTACAAGAAAATGCAGGCTGTGAAAACGTCGCGGCCCTACTGGCAGTATATTGCGGTCATGGACAGGCGGGTACGGCCATCGCACGCCATCTTGCATAAAAAGGTTTACCCGGCGGATCATGAGTTCTGGGCTTCCAATTATCCGCCTAACGGTTTTCGCTGCCGGTGCGGAGTGCGCACGCTCTCCGAGCGGCAGGTGAAGGCGCAGGGGCTGATCGTGGAAATGGAGATGCCCAAGGCCGGCGTATGGACGGACCCGAGGACGGGCATGGAATATTTTGTCCATTTCCCCGGCGCGGACAAGGGCTTCAAAAGCAATCCGGGCAAGGACTGGCTGGATGGCCTGGACCTCAAAAAATACCCAGACCTGGGCAAAAAAAGCTATGAGGGACAGCGCGGTCCGGCAACGAAACGCCCCGAGCCGGTCAAAACGTATGCGGAGCTTGCGGAAGGCATCAAACAGCGTTGCTCCGAATTTGCAACCAACGCCGGAATCAACAGCGTCATAACGGAAAGCGGCAAAGGCTATTTTATGGCGACAAACAGCCGTGGAACACTGTTCCTCAACTCAAAGAGCTTTGTTTCCTGTAATGGTTTCAATCCATTGCGAGAATTGAAAAGCGCCTGGAATAAACTGGCACAGGGGAAAGAACTCACGTTTCACGAAGAATATTCCCTTGAATCCTTATGGCATGAACTGACACATAACCGGCAGAAAACCGGAGATGTTGGAGGGAAAAAATCACCGACACGACGAATAATGGAGATATTCACTCAGTGGACGGCTCGCAGAACCTACCCGCGTTTGCTGGAATCCTTGGGGGGCAAGGCCGTGCATCAGGCGGAAATTCTAAAGAAGGGATACGGCTATGGGTACTGGATAAAGAACTTCGACCGTCTTCTGGATGTTCTGAACATAAAGGATGAAGATCTGTTGCCGGAGATGCTGCGGCTGATGAGTACGGTATCCAGAGCGGATTACGACGGAGAAATAAAAGAATTCCTTGCCGGTATGTCCGGTAGGGAGTTCATGAATGTTGCGATAGCGGTAGATGGACTCGATGAGTATGACTTTGAAAAGCAATTAATCATCGCGGCACTCATATAGCAGCATACTCATGGCCAATTGCGTCTGTTCGTCCCTGATTTGATCAAGATAATAGTCTGCCTTTTGATTGTCGCCCCTGTAGAACCAGAGTTCGGCCAGCAACGAGCAGTTCCTGTCGTGAGACATTTCCGCAGACTTGCGGCAACTTGCCAGCCACTCCGACCTCTTGGATGCAGTAGGGAACCGTGCAGCGATTTCCTGCTTTGTAGCTATATCAAAATAGTTTTCCATGCTTTTCAGATAGCCCGCAGGCAGACAGGTGTCAATAAAGCCGTTTACCATTCTCCTTTATCGTGCGGAAAAGAAGACGTAAAAATCGGCTGAAATTCCTTCGCACAGAACGCGCCTCTTTCTGGCGAAGCCTCCGTTTTCCTGTCACAATGCAGGAGAACGAAGGCTTTTTTCATGCCCGCACGGGAACTGTGCGGAGGGGGGATCATGGTCAATGAATTCTATACGGTGGACCGCAGCCCGCGCGAAGTGCTGGCACTGTGGCAATGGGCGCAGACCCAGTGCCTTGGCCGCATCACCCGCGATGACCTGTACGCGCTTGGTATCCTGGCAACGCTGGAATACCTGTCGGGCGTGACAGACACAATGCCCCAGAGCATCCACATACCCGATATGCCTGCTGGGGTGGATCTTTTCAAGCGTTGCGGCACGCTGGATGCGCTGACGCCTGTCTTCAATTTCATACTTTGCGGGGAAGAACAATGAGAGAAGACGGGACGAAACAGGACTATTTTAGCGTAACGCGCTCCAATGAGGAAATCCAGCGCCTGTGGGATTGGGCACGACGCAGCTCCGCTGGCAGGTGGGAAGGAGAGAGGCTCTACGAGGAGGGCGTGCTCGCGGCCTGCGAGTACCTCATGGGTGAAGGAGCTTTCCTGCCGCAAGAATATTGCGGGGTCTTCAGTCCGCGCAATCTGCTACGCCAGCATGTGGAGCAGGGAATCAATGTCGGGCAGGTGGGCGATGCCGGTCTCCACAAGCCTGTGCACGAGGGTTTTCACAGTCTCCGCCTTGGCAACCCCAAGAGCCTTCTGTACGGCTCCGCGCCGAACAGCGGAAACGCCACGGGCGGCGAGGGCCGCATCAATGATGGCGATAAGGTTTTCCGGGGCGATGCGGATGACGGGTGCGGCAAGAGCTGACAGGCCGCCGTCTGAACGGAGAAAATCAATGCCTCTGGCTGTGATTTTGATTCCGCCGATACTCATACTGCCGCCAAGAAACTTCTGCACATCCATGTCAATCAGGCCCTGTTCACGGAGGTAACACAGAGGTCGGCCGGCATTTTTTACGCCGTAGGTAACAAGGCTGGGAATCTGGCTCATTCGAAGCCGATCTGGATAAGTGTCCGCAAGTGTCGTCAGAATGTTACGGAAAAGTTCATAGTCAACAATTGGGTACTGTTCTGTTTCTTTAGCCATTTTCCGGCTCCCGTGGCCCCGGACGTTCCGGGGGGTGCAGTGATGGTGACACATACTGCTTACCACGGGGGCCGAAAAACCCGCAACGCGCTACCCGGAGGGTATATCAGGGAAATTTCCCTGCACAGAAAGCGTCCCTTCCGGGC